GGTGGGAACAGGATTTCAAAGTAGGGTCGGAGGGCCACTACACTGGGGCGGTTTACCACCATTTCAGGCACCTCAAAGGTTGTCTTGCCGGTTTCGGCCAGTTCCTTGATGTGTTTCAGTGCCTTCTTTCTGGTCAAGCCTTCGTTGGTGGCCACCAGCATGTCTGCCAAGTATTCCTGCTCGTTTTGTAGCGCAGAGGTTAGAGCTTCGAACTGTTGGGGGGCATTGACTCCTAAGAAGCCAGATAGGGTTTGGAGGTTGATTTCGCGGGGAACCTGGGCATAACATCGGTCCCAGGTCACATGAAGAACGCTCCAACCATACTGCGCTACATACTCCGAGTGCAGTTCCAGCTCTTCTTCCCAGTCTGGCTGCATCAATGTGTTCAACATCCACCGCAAATACACCCCAATGGCTGCAGCGTTCTCATGGTCACCTCCTTCAGTGCCAGACACGTTCAGTGCGGCCCTGGAGATGGCAGACGTGGAGAGGTTGACAAAAAAGTTGCACACTTCATCAGCCAACCGTATCCGGGTGTCAGACGCATTTTCCCACGGAAAGGGCTGACGGCCCAAGTCCTTGGCATGCTTCTTCCCGTCCCTGGATTGTCCCGCCCATGAAGCGAACCTGGTTTCATCCGCTTCCCTGACTCGGTGAGTAGTCCGGTCATCGCTGGCAGACCTTCGGAAATCCTTCCAAAGTTCGTCCACGTTGGGTGATGTTGTTTCCTGTAATTGGTCGTCTGTGTTCTGTGACATGATAAATTTTCTTGACCCTCGCTCAAAACACTATAAAGGGTGACAGAAAAAGGTCAATAACTACCTGCCTCGGTCGTGTAATCCGCATTGGGCTGGACATGCATTGGGTCCATGCTAATCATGTATCTCAGCACATCAACAGGGTCTTTGCTCGCTCCTTTTTGCCCGTCCGCATTTGTCCAAGTCTTCAATGAGTAAATAAGGTTCTTGCACGCATCCGAAACATACAGCTTCGGCTCATTCAGGATGGACAGCTCCTCATTGGTGTTGTATCTGAACAGATGGTTCACCATGGAGCAGCTTTCATCCACTTCCAGCATGGCAGCAGGCACGAAAACAAGCCCATCCTTGGTGACTTCCCCGCCTGCACCTCGCTCTGGTGCTGCCAGGATGTCAATCAAGCTCTGATTATGCTCCCGCTGCCCAATCACTGCTGCACGGCCCGCGCGGGGGTCTATATAGCGTTCCTGAACAGGGCCATCTAGCCGTTCCAGCTCTCTGATGAGCTTCCTATACTCATGGATGTTCCTCCCGCAGTCTGCTGTCTGTGCTGGGCCCGCCTTGCCGTCCAGCTTCGTGCTTGGCAGTGCCCATTCACCGTAGTTCTTGTAGTCAGGCCATTCCCGATAAACAAACATTCGACCCAAGTCATCCACCCGGAGCCAAAGCATGAACCAGTTCCTATCCCCACCAGTCGGGTCCACACACATATAATTGGTCCCTTCACTCGGTATCTCCTCTGGTTTGACGATGTTATTGTCCGTAAAGGCAGGGAACTTGCCCACAACTGGGTTTGTCACATACCCGTAAGCACGGATTTCAACCTCTTCCCTGTTTCGGCCCCTCAAGGTCCGTTCCATCTGCTTGAATGGATTGAACGGGTTCCACTCAGTGAAAAACCAGAATATCTTGCCCCTGCCAGACCTTGTCCGGCCAACCGTTGGCATGTGTCCCCTTGGAACACCAGGAATATTGCTGGGCCAGGTAGGGTCAATCAGCTTGGCCGGTTGAGTTTCTTCAATGATGGCTCCCTCCATGGCGTCCTTCACCGTGGGTGTGTAGCCATCAATCGGGGTGAAGGTCACAATCATTTTGCCCTTCCTGGTCACAAGACGGTATTTCAGGGTCTCTACCCATGATAAAGGCACCAACTCGTCCATCCAAATCAGGTCCAGCTCAGTTCCCTCCAATGTCCCCAGGTCTTGGGTGTAATTCCTGAACCAACACTGACTGTGGTTAATCCCCACAAAAGTTCTGTTGGAAAACCCGTTCTTCTGAGTGAAGGCCACATTAACAACAGACCTGACAGTCCGTTTCTGCTCCTTCCAGGCATGAGGCAAATACTCGAAAATGTAGGGCTGCTGAACCTGGATAGAGCTGTCATTGGAGCTGTGACAACACCAGACCTTGTAGTCTGGCTTGTTGACCATCATCCGGACAACCCTGGAAGCCACATACCTTGATTTCCCTCCCCGGTTCCCACCAAAGATGTAAATGATGTCCACATTCGGGTCATCCAAGGCAGCATCAACCTCCTTCCAATGAGCAAAGACCCCTTTTGGATGCCAGGGCTCCCGATGAGGAATGTCTTGGGTGTTGTGGTGGTCGGCTCCATAAGCGAATGCATTCTCCTTCTCAAGCCGTATCAGCTCCTCCCTTTGCTGCCAGTATTCCCCCAGAACACCAGCCTCTGCCATCTTGCGCCCTTCCTCAGCAGAAGGGATGTGCAGGATGGGATGTGCGCTCCATTTCAGGTCCATGTCACCACTTGGTTGCTGTTCTGGGCAGACCCTTGCAAATCAACCGGCCCGTGCCTTCCTCGACCCATACAGGTATCTCCAGTCCCACATTGAAGAAACTACTGTCCTTGACATTGACATACCCTTCATCGGTCTGCACAAGCAGCCTGTTCAGTGGCCTGCCAGTCACCTTCAGTGTCTTCGGAATCCTTCCTGCCTTCCATCTCAGGTCAGCCGATTCCAGCATGTGCCGTTTCCCGGCTTTACGTTTACGGGTCTTTTTCCCGTCAATGACCACCCAACCATTTTTTTCTTTGTTCTTCATTCTAATCCTTTCCAGTCAGTATCCAGTTCATCACTCCATAGCTCCTCAATCTGCCACTCACGCACCTGTAAGACGATTATCTCCTGCTCCGCATGGCAGGCATGCCAGCCCTGCCAAGCTACCCACCAGGCCACTGTCACGGCCAGTAAAAGGCATGCCAGGGTCTTGTGTAGCCAATCCAGTTCAAGGTTCATTGAAAATCTCCTCTGCAAACAGTGTTTTGGGATACTTTGAACCCTTTTTCAGATTACAAGGAGGACACGCAATGACAAGGTTCCACTCTGCATCAGGGCCACCAGCAGATATTGGAATGCGATGGTCCCAGTGCCAGTCCCCGCTACTTGTGCAGTCCTTGCCACAGTAGAAGCAAACCTGACGGACAAGTGGATGGGTCATCCTTGCTCTGAACTCTGAAGTGTCTTCAATGCCGTTACCTTTAAGGCGTGCCCTGCGCTGATGACCGTATGCTTTGCATTTTTCAGGGTTGGCCTTTTGCCACTTCTTGACTGATTTCTTGTAAACTTCTGGGTTTGCCTTGTAACACTTCCTTTTCCCTTCTCTGACCTTTTCAGGGTTTGACTTGCGATACTTCCTTTTTCCTTCTCTGACCTTTTCAGGGTTTGCCTTCCTCCATTTCTCGGCTTGTGCTTTAACCTTTTCTGTGTTTGCCTCGTAATGCCTCTTTTTTTGTGCCCTGACCTTTTCGGGGTTTGCCTTCTTCCACTTCTTGTTAAGCTCTTTCCTCCTCTCAGAATTCGCTTCGCGCCAAGCAGAGTCACTACACCTCTTTGAGCAATAAACCTTGTGGGCAGGCCCAACAACGTCCTTGCCACACACGGGGCATGTCTTTCCTGCCTTGTCCTCAATGAACTGTAATTCGGTTTGTTTCAACATAACATTCCTTCAGCTTAATTCCCCCGCATGGTAGCATGCTTGTCAAGCCCCCCTCTGGTGTGGCAGGGCCCTTTGTCAATTGCCCTATATGCGCTCATGCGCAACGACTTGGCCATGTCTGCCAGACCTCGACCCCCGCCCCCCCATATTGGCCTGTTTCTGTCTCTTTTTGGCCCTGCACTGTTCAAAATCTTCGCACAAGATTGGATATGTTTAGTTTTTTTGGCCCATCCCAAACATTGTTAGGCCCGTCTAACTTCCCTGCTCTTTCTCCTCAACCACCTCTGCTTCAATGACCTCTCCTTGCTGGGGTAGCTGGGCAAGCAGCTTCTGGACTGTGTCATGGGTCATGTCAACCCGTTCATGCCTGATTGTCATACCTGGTCGGCCCTCCAACTGGGTCTCTTTGTCGGTGAGTATGCCTATTACCACGCCCAACTCTTTCCCCTTCAATTCCCCGGCTTGCAGGGCCTGTTTAAGGAGGTCCAGAGCCATGTTCCTGGTCTGCCTGAGTTCTTGGACTACATTCTTTTGGGCATCTGATTGGATGTCTTCCTTCTTGGTTATACCTTGCAGGGTTTGGAGGGATGTCTGGAAGATGTCGGTGAGGGTTTCAAGGGCTATTCCTGCCTTGATTGCCTTGACAATGGCCTTGTACCTTTCAGGGTCATGTTTCTTGAGGTTTGAACCGTCTTGGTTCTTCTTGCCTTGGTCGGGCAATCTCTGGTTCCATTGAGTCAGTGATTTTGCGGGCATAGTCTGGGATTGGTCATACCAATGGTTGGAAAAGTGGGTGG